GTCTTGGCTGGCGGGCTCGCTGACATGGCGTTCACCGATCCACCGTACAACGTCGCCTATGAAGGCAAGACGGCGAAGAAGCTCACCATCGACAACGATGCTCTCGGCGGCAAGTTCTATGAGTTCCTGCGCGAGGCCTCGGCCAACATGCTCGCGATGACGAAGGGCGCGATCTACATGTGCATGTCCTCGTCGGAACTGCACACGCTTTTCCGGGCGTTCACCGATGCCGGAGGCCACTGGTCTACGTTCGTGATCTGGGCGAAGCACCATTTCACGTTGGGCCGGTCGGACTACCAGAGGATGTATGAGCCGATCCTGTATGGCTGGCGCGACGGGACGCAGCACTTCTGGTGCGGCGACCGGAACCAGGGCGACGTGTGGTTCATCAAGCGGCCCATGGCGAGTCTGGAGCACCCGACCATGAAGCCGGTGGAACTCGTCGAGCGCGCGCTCCGGAACAGCAGCAAGACGCGCGATACGATTCTCGATCCCTTCGGTGGGTCCGGAACCACATTAATCGCGTGCCAGAAAACAGGACGGCAGGCGCGAGTGATTGAACTGGAGCCAAAGTACTGTGACGTGATCGTCCGGCGATGGCAGGAATTCACTGGGCAGGAAGCGAAGCTTGAAGCCGACGGGAGAAGCTACAGCGCGGTCGCCGCAGAGCGAAGCGCAGTGGCGGCGTGAGGTGGCGAGGTGCCGCGCGGAAATCGCGTCCGTCGAGGCGTTGCTGCTGGCTGGTCATCCGGATGTTGCGGGCCTTTGCTTGGCGCTGTCGGATTGGTCGGCGGAACTGCGGATTCTTGAGGGAGCAGAAGCAGGACCGCCGCCGGATGGTTGAACCCGGCGGCGGCGTGGAAGGCGGTTAGCGCTTGGTGGTCCGGGTGGCGTCCTTGATCTCGCAGGCGATCCGGTGTTCGCCGTCGATTCCGCGCGCCCAGACCTTGTAGACCCATGGGCAAAGCGGCGATTCGCCGTGCTCCAGGCGGCGCATCCGGGAGGCCATGTCGTCGCTGGCGATCTCTCTCGCCTCGCCCACGTTGGCCACTACGGCGACCGGCTCATACTGGCCGTCTTCGGACTCGGCGATCAGCATCGCGAGGCCGAGGTCGGTGGCGTCGGTAATCTCGACGGCGAATCCGTTGTATTGGTTCTGCTTCTTGGTGGTGGTTTTCATGACATGACGATTCATCACTCCGGTGCGACCGGAAGGCAAGTCAATAATCGCGACGTGCCGTAAAAAAGCCGCCCGTTTCCAGGCGGCTGATTGGGAGGCAGGCGTTCCTACTTGCCGATCTTGTAGGTCCGCTCCCCCGCCTCGTTCTTCGTGGACTCGACCGTGAGGCCCATCTTCTTGGTCAGGTTTCCGCTGATGAAGCCCCGGATGCTGTGGTTCTGCCAGTCGGTGGCCTTGGCGATCTCGGCCATCGTCGCGCCGTCCTTCCGGCGCAAGAGTTCCAGGACGATGTTCTTTTTCGAGAACTCGCGCGGCACCTTAGCCTCCTTCACTTTGGTGGCGCTCTTGCTGGCGACCTTCTCCTTGGCCTGCTTCTTCGGTGCGGCCTTGGCCTGCGTGGCAGGTTTCTTCGCGCCCTTGTTGGCTTTGGGCGCGCCCTTCTTCTGGCTGGCAGCCTTCTTCGAGGCGGCCTTCTCCGGCGCGACGTGCGCGCCCTGTTCCGCAACGGCGGCGGATTCTGTGGTCGTGGTAGCTTCTGCGTTCTTCATCGAGGTGTTTATCCTTTCGGCGGTTGATCCGCGCATGACGATTCATCACTCCGGTGGCCCCGGAAGGCAAGGGCTTTTCTCGGGAATAAACACATGCCAGTCATGAGCCAACGGGCCTACGCCCGCCACCGCGGAGTCTCGGCCAGCACCGTCCAGAAGGCCATCGGGAGCGGCCGCATCCACACGTTGCCCAACGGCCAGATCGATTCCGAGATTGCCGACGCGGAGTGGGCGCGCAACACCCAAACACAAGCGCCACCCGTTGACCGGCGTGGCCAGCCGGAAGAAGACGGCGAGGTCTTCGGCGCATCGCAGTATACGAAGGCGCGGGCGGTGCGCGAGCACTATCAGGCGCGCCTCGCCAAGATCGATTACGAGGAACGGATCGCGAAGCTCGTCTCAGGCGAACAGGTTCAGGTCGCCGCCTTCAACAAGTTCCGCCAGTTTCGCGATGCCATGATCAACATCCCCGACCGGCTGGCGGCGATGCTTGCCGCCGAAACCGTAGAGGCCACGGTGCATGCGCTCCTGACCACGGAAATCCGGAAAGCTCTGAATGATTTTGCCGACGAATCTAACGGCTGACGAGATCTACGCTGCCGCTGCGGCGGCTGGCGCGCGACCGGACCCGCTGCTCACGATCTCGCAGTGGGCCGACCGCTACCGCTGGCTCTCGCAACGCGCATCCGCAGAACACGGGCGCTGGCGCACGGAGCGGACACCGTACTTGCGCGAGATCATGGACTGCCTTTCGCCGTCCTCGTTGATCGAGCGCGTGGCATTCATGAAAGGCGCGCAGATCGGCGGCACGGAGTGCGGCAACAACTGGATGGGGTACGTGATCCACCAGGCGCCTGGTCCGATGATGTCGGTGCAACCCACCGTCGAGATGGCCAAGCGCAACTCGAAGCAGCGCATCGAGCCGCTGATCGAGGAGTCGGAAGTGCTACGAAAGCTCGTCCGCGATCCCCGGTCGCGCGATTCGGGCAACACCGTTCTGTCGAAGGATTTTCCGGGCGGCGTGCTGGTGATGACCGGCGCGAACAGCGCGGTCGGCTTGCGGTCGATGGCGGCGCGGTACCTGTTCCTCGACGAGGTGGACGCGTATCCCGGCGATGTAGAAGGCGAGGGCGATCCGATCACGCTGGCGATGGCGCGCACGCGGACATTCGCGTGCCGCAAAGTATTTCTGGTGTCGACGCCGAAGATTACCGGCATGAGCCGGATCGAGGCGGCATATGAAGAGAGCGACCAGCGGAAGTACTGGGTGCCATGCCCGACATGCCGCGAGTTCCAGATCCTGAAGTTCGCGCAGCTCCGGTGGCCGAAGGGCGATCCGCAAAGCGCTGCCTATGTCTGCGAGCATTGCGGCCAGGAGATTCGCAACCACCAGAAGCAGTCGATGCTGGCACGCGGCGAGTGGCGCGCAGGCGCGAAAGGCGATGGCAAGACGGCTGGCTTCCACATCTCCAGCCTCTACAGCCCGGTCGGCTGGTTCTCGTGGGGCGACGCCGCCAAGCAGTTCGAGCAGGCGCAAAAGAATTCATCGCTGCTTCAAGTTTTCGTCAACACGGTGCTCGGCGAGACATGGACGCTGCTGGGCGAAGCGCCAGACTGGAAGCCGCTCTATGACCGGCGCGAGGAATACAAGACCGGCATCATCCCACGTGGCGGTCTTTTCCTGACAGCCGGTGCGGACGTTCAGAAGGACCGCATCGAAGTCGAAGTCGTAGCGTGGGGACGTGGGAAGGAATCGTGGTCCATCGACTACCGCGTGATCGAGGGCGACACATCGCGCCCGCAGGTGTGGGACAGACTCACCGGGCTGCTGAATGAAACGTTCACGAGTGCCAGCGGCCTCGAAGTACCGATTACACAACTCGCGGTGGATTCCGGGTACGCGGCGACGGAGGTCTACACATGGGCCCGGAAACAGGGTCATCGCGTAGTCGTGATCAAGGGTGACTCGCGGGCCGCAGCGCTCCTGGGCAACCCAGCGCCGATTGAAATCGGACCGCTCGGCGCGAAGATCAAGCGCGGCGTCAAAGTCTGGCCGGTCAACTCCGGCATGGCGAAGGAGGAGTTGTACCGCTGGCTGCGCCTGGAACGACCCACCGACGAAGACCTCCAGCAAGGGCAATCCTTCCCACCCGGCTACTGCCACTTCCCGCGATACAGCGAAGAGTACTTCAAGCAGATCACCGCCGAGCAACTGGTCACAAAGATCGTGAAAGGCTACCGGCGTCACGAGTGGCAGAAGATGCGCGAACGCAACGAGGCGCTGGATTGCCGGGTCTACGCTCGGGCGGCGGCGAGTCGGATCGGGTTGGATCGCTACCAGGAGAAACACTGGCAGGCAATCGAAGACCGCATGGGAGTGCCGAAGGCTCCGGAGACACCATCTCCGGCTACTCCGGCCGCGCCAGCCGGATCGCGTCCGCAGGCCCGCCCTGCCCGGAGACGGACTTGGGGCCGGTTCTAAGAGGAAGCGATGGCGTATACACAGAGTCATTTGGATGCCCTGCAAGAAGCGCTGGCCTCCGGCACCTTGACGGTCACTTTCGAGGGACGCAGCATCACGTACCGTTCCGTCCAGGAATTGCAGCGCGCGATCTCCGTTGTGCAGAATTCTCTGAACCAGCGGTCCGGTAAGCGCGTTCGGCAGTACCAACTGTCGGGGAGCAAGGGCTTCTAACTCGTGTTCAACCTGAGTTCATTTCTGACCCGCTTCAAGCGGGGTGGGAGCGGTGTGTCCGCGCAGCCTCCCGCGCGGCGTGCCAGTGGGTCGCCATACGAGGGCGCGACCACTGGCCGGCGGCTTGGCAACTGGGTTACGACCCGCGATGCCATCAACTCCGTCTGGTATCAGAGCGCGGATCAGTTGGTGGCGCGCTCTCGCGACATCGTCCGCAAAGACGGGTGGGCATCGAAGGCGGTTGACGAGTGGGTATGCAACGCCATCGGCACTGGCATCAAGCCGCAGTCGATGCACCCGACGCTAGCAGTCAAGGAGAGGCTCCAGGCGCTCTGGTCCCTCTGGGCAAATGAAGCGGACGCCGCCGGGATGACCGACATCTACGGTCTTCAGGCCCTCGCGTTCCGGTCGATGGTCGAAGGCGGCGAGTGCTTCGCGCGCAGGCACGACCGCGACCTCCGTGAGGGTTTGAGCGTGCCGCTTCAGTTCCAGTTGCTCGAAGCGGAGCAGTTGCCGTTCTACCTGGCGCGGCCCACGCCGAACACGCCCCAAGGCAACGTCGTTCGCGCGTCCATCGAGTTCGATCCGTCGGGTCGCCGCACGGCCTACTACTTCTACAAACAGCATCCGGGCGAGAGGATCTTCTTCCCCACCGATCTGGAACTGATGCGGGTTCCGGCCACGGAGGTCATGCATCTGTTCAGGTCGCTCCGGCCCGGCCAGTTGCGGGGCGTGCCGTGGATGGCGAACGCGCTGGTGCGCTTGTGGGAACTGGACCAGTACGACGACGCCGAACTGCTGCGAAAGAAGTTCGCCGCGATGATGATGGGCTTCATCACCCGTCAGAATCCGGACGATGCGTTCTTCCCGAACGCCACGCCGCCGGAAGCCACCGACGCCGGTGGCGCGGCGAGTCTGAGCGGTCCGGGCGTCGCGGTCGCGCAGCTCGAAGCGGGCACCATGACGGAGTTGGAACCCGGCGAGGATGTGAAGTTCAGCGAACCCGCAGATGTGGGTGGGAACTACGAAGCGTTTGAACGCATCCAGTTGCTCCGGATCGCGGCGGGACTTGGCATGCCCTACGACATGCTTACCGGCGATCTGTCGAGGACCAGTTATTCGTCGATCCGCGCGGGGATTCTCTCGTTCCGGCGGTTGTGCGAGCAGATTCAGTTCGGCGTCTTCATCTACCAGTTCTGCCGTCCGACCTGGCGCGCCTTTGTAGAGCAGGCGGTCCTGGCAGGCAAGCTCGACGCCCGTGATTATCAGCGGAATCGCGACGACTACCTTGCGGTCGAATGGCACACGCCGAAGTGGGCATGGGTCGATCCGGAAAAGGACGTCAGGGCCGAGATCATGGCGATTCGCGCTGGTTTGAAGGCACGGAGCATGTCCATCAACGAGACGGGCCTTGATGAGGAAGAGGTAGACGCGCAGATCGCCCGCGACAACGAGCGCACAGATCGGCTGGGCTTGGTGCTCGATTCCGATCCGAGGAAAACAGACGCGCGTGGCCAGGCGGCGAACGTGCTCGAAACGGGCGATGGCGGCGAGAGCGTGGATAGCGGCGCGCCCGCGGATTCGAAACCGGAGCCGCCCAAACCCCAACCGCCAAAGCCGAAGCGCAAGGAGCCTAAGAAATGAAAGCGAACTATCTCCCGCACCTCGCGGGACGGGTCTTCGGCGTTCCGCTATTGATCCAGCCGCAGAAGTTGAGCGTCATCCTCCAGGCCATCGGCCCGCGTCTTGGCCTGCGACAAGCGGAGATCGAAATCGAAGGACTGGGCGTGCCGGTGGTCGCGCGAATGCCGGTGGATGAGGAGGACGATCCCGATGAGATGGCCCGGAGCCAGAAGCCGTATCTGGTGACTCCGGATGGCATCGCGGTCATTACCGTCTCCGGGACGCTGGTCAAGAAGGCCAGTTGGCTCGACGCGGCGTCGGGGATGCAGTCTTACGAGAGCATCCGCGCGGATTTCCAGGACGCGCTTGGCGATCCGCGAATTCAAGGCATCCTGCTCGACGTGGACTCGCCAGGCGGCGAAGTCGGCGGTCTGTTCGACCTCGCGGACGAGATCTACAACGCACGGGCTGAGAAGCCCTGTATGGCCATTGCAGACGACGACGCGTTCTCGGCGGCGTATGCCATCGCCAGCAGCGCGCAACGCCTGTTCGTGACCCGCACCGGCGGTGTGGGCAGCGTCGGCGTGATCGCCTTGCACCTGGACCAGTCGGCCTTCGACGAGAAGGCCGGCAGGAAGTACACCGCGATTTACGCGGGCACCAGGAAGAACGACTTCAACCCGCACGAGCCGCTGTCCAGTGCTGCCAAGGACGAATTGCAGGCCGAGATCGACCGGCTCTACGAGATGTTCGTCGGTACGGTCGCGCGCAACCGGGAGATGAAACCGGCGTTGGTCCGGAACACCGAGGCGGGCCTGTGCTACGCGGAGAAAGCTATCAATGCTGGCTTCGCGGATCAGGTCGGGACTTTTGATGATGCGTTAACTGCCGTTCTCGAAGCGGCGACGGCGCGAAAACAAGCTCGCGTAGCGGCGTCTGCCGCAACGCAGATTCCCAAAGGAGAAACAACGATGAGTCAGCAAGTCGAAACGAAAACGGCAGACGCCCCCGCTGTACCGCTGGTGTCCGCCGAAGTGAAACCTCCGGAAGCGCCGGCTCCAGCCGCCGCCCTGCCGGTGGTTGACGCCGCCGCAATCGAAACCCGGTTGCGCGCGGAGTATGAAGAGATCGCGGTGCTCTGCACTCTCTCGGGCCATCCCGAACTGGTCGCGGAGTTGATCGCAAGCAAGAAGACCGTGGCCCAAGTCCGCGAGCACCTGCTGTCGCTCAAGGCGCAGGAATCGCAGCGGACGGCTGTGCAGTCGCACGTGCAGGGTAGCCCGACCGGCGCGGAAGGGCAGTTGAACGCCGCCGCGCAGCAACTCGCCGCCAGCCGCAACATCCCGTTCGCGCAGGCGTACGTGGAGGCCATGAAACTCCACCCAGAGCTTTACCAGCAGTACCTCGCTGAGAAGTCGGCCCCGGTGCGGGCGAACTAGGGCGGCGAGCCAATCCAACCGAAAAGGAGCAATCGATCATGGCTTTCGAAGTCAATTTGCAAACGATCTCGGTCCCGGCTAGCGCCGACCTTTCCACGAAGCAGTTTCTGTTCGGGACGATCAACGCGAGCGGGCAAGTGGCGGTAACCGGCGCGGGCCTCGCGTCGGATGGCGTCATCGCACTCGGTCCCAGCGCGCAGGGTCGCCCCTGCGGACTGGCGTCCTTCCCCGGGCAAATCGCACGAGTGATGGCAGGCGCGTCTTTCGCCAATGGCGCGCTGCTCGAAGTGGACAGCAATGGAAAGGCGGTCACCCAATCCTCGGGCAAGATCGTCGCAAAGGCGCTGGCAGCAGCGGGCGCGGCGGGCGACATCGTCCCGGCGCTGCTGATCCTGATGCGGTAGCAGGCAACTCAGAAAAGGAGCAATGAACAACCATGTATACCCCGACTCCCGGTGACGTCCACGTCAATACGCCGCTGACGCAAATCAGCATCGCGTATCTCCAGAACCAGACGGAGTTTGTGGCCGCGCAAGTCTGCCCCATCATCCCGGTGACTAAGCAGAGCGACCGCTACTACGTCTACAATCGCGGCGATTTCTTCCGCGATCAAATGCAACGCCGCGCGCCCGGCACTCCGGCCGCAAGCGTCGGCTACCGCCTCGACAACACGCCGACTTACTTCGCCGATGTGTGGGCGGAAGCGAAGCCGATTCCCGATCAGTTGCGCGGTAACGCCGATGCGGTCCTCAACATGGATCGTGATGCGACGGAGTTCCTGTCACAGCAGGCGCTGATCCGTCGTGAAAAGATCTTCGCCGCCAACCTGTTCACGACAGGCAAGTGGGGAACCGACATGACCGGGGTCGCATCCGGCCCTACCGGCGGCCAGTTCCTGCAGTGGAACGACGGCGCATCGACGCCTATCGAAGATGTTCGCGCGGGCAAGCTGGCCATCAAGCAGGCTACCGGCTACCCCGCCAACACGCTGGTGCTGTCCGAACCGGTGTGGTTGAAGCTCGTCGACCATCCGGATCTGGTGGACCGCGTGAAGTACGGCCAGACGGCGGGCCGTCCCGCCACGGTGAGCCGCGAAGCGCTGGCCGCGATCCTCGAACTGGACCGCATCCTCGTGATGGGCAGCATCGAGAACACGGCGGCTGAAGGTCAGACTGCAGCGCACTCCTTCATTGGCGGCAAGAGCGCGCTGCTCTGCAACGTCGCGCCCAGCCCCGGCCTGCTCACTCCGTCCGCTGCGTACACCTTCTCCTGGACCGGATACCTCGGCGCTGGGAACGAAGGCAACCGCATCAAACGGTACCGCTGGGAGATCATCGCCAGCGACATCGTCGAGATCGAGATGGCATTCGACTCCAAGCTCATCGCTCCGGAGCTCGGGTACTTCTTCACCAGCGCGATTGCGTAGAGGAGGTTGATCGATGGGCTATAAGTCACTGCCGAAATTCGACCCCTCAGCCCGATTCCTCGTTACCGCGCGCCTGCCGGTGCTGAACGGCGTCCCCATGAAACCGGGAGAGGCGATGCCGCCTGTGCCGGTGGAGCCGGGAGCGGCGCGCGTTTACCTGCGACTGCTTCGGCAGTTGTACGAAGTGCGGAGGATCACGATGGTCGATCAACCCGCTGTTCCTTCCGTGAAAACCAAACCTGCCGGCACAGTCGGCAAAGGAGATACCAAATGGCGAAGCAAGTCTTGACGATCTCCGACATCTCGCCGTCGGGGAACTTGAAAAAGGGCGTGATCCAACTCTCGATCACGGAGGCGCGAATCATCGCCTCCAACGATATCGGCGTGAAGGGCGCGACCGACGGCGGCACTGCCTCCAAGGACACGGACCCAATCCTCGAACGCTCGAACGGTGCAACCGACAAGTCGTTGCGTCTGTCCTGGGCCTCTGCCTCGGTGATCGAAATCCAGATGCCCCCCGTCGCTTATCCCCCGGATCTGGACGATGCCCAGCCCATCGTGGTGAACATCCTGGCAGCGATGAAGGCTGGTTCAGTAGACGCGCCGGTCATCACGGTTTCGGCGTGGGAGGGTGTCGGCGACACGAACATGGGCGGTGACACTTCTGCTCTCAGTACCGCTCTGCAGAAGCTCACGGTCGTGCTGGCCGCCGCCGATGTGGGTGCCTATCCGAAGTCCTTGACCATCGGCCTCAAGCCCGGCGCGCATGCGACCGCCTCCAACGACGCGTACGTTTATGCGGTCTGGCTGGAGTACACGCGGAAGGCGTGATGTCTCCGTTCTCCGCGCTCAACTCGGCGTGCCTCAAAACCTTCGGGACCTCGGCCACCTACCGGCCAGCAACCGCTGCACCGTTTGCAGTCAACGGCATCTTGCAGAGGGACTCGGACGAGGAACGCCATCAGGACGGAGTGTACGCACGTCTGTTCATCAACCTTGCGGACTTCGCCGCCCAGCCCGAGCAGGGAGATGAAGTGACCGTTGACGGCAAGACCTACAAGGTCTTCGAAGTCCTGTCCGATCCGACGCGAGGCGCGTGGCTGGCGCTCCGCGAAGCATAGAGGTTCCCCATGGGTTCGGTGCGCATTTATCAGAAAAAGGAAATCCGGCTGGACCGCCTGAACGTCAAGCAGCACCAGATGTTCAAGCTCGGCAACGTCGGTACCGCGGCGGTGAAGAATCGGCTCGGTGCAGCGCTTGGGGCGAACGATGCGGCGGCGAAGCCACTCACGAAGCGGTACGCGATTCGCAAAACGAAGCTGGGCAAAGGTAACCGGCGCAACCTCTCGCTGACCGGCGACATGCTCCGGAACTTTCAGGTGCGGACGGTGAGCGAGAACAAGGCCAAGGCCAGCAACTCGACTCGCAAGGACCGTATCAAGGCTTGGGTGAACCAGAAGATCGAACCCTGGATCGTCTTCTCTCCCAAAAACAAGGCAGCAGTGCTCGATGCGGCCAAACGAGTCATGAACGAGATGATTCCGCGGCTCACGATAGAACGCGTGCTCGGAGGTAAACAACGGTGATCGATCCTTCCAACCTCGTCAACTCATTGGTGGCCCTGTTGAAAGACATCCCGGACCTCGTCACGGAGATGGACGGCGATCCGGAGCGGATCAAGGCTTACCACGACCAGTACCCGAAACGGTCGAGCCTCGCGATGGCGATCCACACGATGCCCGCGCCGGGAATCATGGCCGTCTGGCAGGGCACCAGTCCGGGGTCGTTCGGCAACGTGGATGTGTGGAAGCACCAAGTGACGCTTTACCTCCGCGCGCGGGAGACGTTTGACGGCGACCCGCCCACTGCCTACTACCGTTTGTTCCGGCTGATCACCAAGGGCGTCCCGGCTGCGGCCGGAGCGCCGATGATCAACGCAACCGTCCACCCCTCCTGCTATCCCATGGACCTGCCGCTCATCCAGCGGCAGACCGACGCGGAAGGCCTGGATTACTTCGAGGTTCCCATTACGTTCACGGAGATCGGCGATGAATAGCGACCGCGTGTATATGAAGCCGCCCTTCGGTTTGGGCGAACCGAAAGAGGTAGAAGCGACGCCCGAGGTCCTGGTGCCACTCATGCTGGCCGGGTGGACCCAGTGCGAGCCGCCCAAGCGCAGCGAGGAGGTGACCAAGAATGTCCACGACTAGATTGCAGGAGGTCTTGATCTGCTTCGGCAAACAGAAGCAGACCGACATCGCCACGGCCAATACCGGCGGGCAGATGTGGCAGTTGCGGAAGCTCAACGCCGCGCTCGCCAACCCGAAACTCAACACCGAAAACGACGCCGAGGAGTTTGGCAAGGGCCACGAGTTCCCAACCCAGTCATTCCAAACATCCTGGGACGTCAACGGCACGCTCGAAAAGTATCTCGGCTCGGAGATCGGCGCGTGGGCGATGGCCTTTGGCCTTGGGAAGGTCGTGAAGTCGGGCACCACGCCTAACTTCACTTACACGTGCACGCCATTGATCCCGGCGAGCGGCGATGCTGCCGAACTGCCGTACTTCTCCTTCGTCGAGCAAATCCGGCCCGGCGCGGGTGTGGTCGTTGACCGAATGGCTGTTGGCTGCGTCGTCGAAGGTTGGACGATCTCCATCGGCAGCGGGCCGGGACGCGCCAACTCGAAGATCACCGTCGAATTCGTCGGTGCGGGCAAGACGACCGAACCGTCTGGCATCACGATGCCTGCGGCGACACTGGAGAAACTCCTGCCGTCCGCGTCGCTCGCGCTCACCATCAACGGCGTCAACTACGTCTCGAACAAGAACATCATTTCGCTCGAAACGTCGTGGAAGAACAACGTCCGTCTCGATGGCGGATTCTTTCCTGGCTCCGGTTTCCAGACGCCGGGCGACGCGACAAGCGGCGCGATCCGCGGCCGCCTGGAATTCGCCAATCGCCAGGGCATGCTGAAGTTCGTGGCCCGCTTTGAGAACGGCTCGACGGAACTGACCAAGCTCAAGAATCAGTCCACTGGCACCGCCGTGCTCTCGCTCACCTACGATGCCAACAACTCGCTGGAGATCACCTGGCAGAAGGTCTCGTTCGCGATGGCCGAAGTTGGGGAGACGGACGGAATCGTGACTGTCTCCGTCGAATGCCTGCCGATGTACGACTCCTCGAACGGCATCGTCTCGGCGGTGGCCAAGTGCAACGTAGACAACATCGGTCAATAGGAGATGAAAATGGAACAGACAATTCCCGTATTCGACGCGGCGCGTCCGATTGCGCTGCAGTTGCGGACTTCGGCGGGTGTGAAAACCATCCGGGTTCGCTTCCCATCCGACGAGGAATGGACCGAGCGCCAGCGTCGGCGGAAAGTGATCATCAAACAGTTGGGGCGCGGCGTCTCCGAGACGATCATCGCCAACGGCGAAGACGCCGACGGCGCGCTGCTCGCCAAAATTCGCGTACCCGAAGAAGACGCGCCCGAGGTGGATGCCTTCGAAGCCAGCCGGATCATTGAGCAGTTGAGCCAAGCCGAGGTGGATGATGTGGTGCAGGCAGGAGACGCCTTCCGCGTGACACTCCGAGTCCTTGGCGGGACCGTCACTCATGTGCTGAAGATGGCCTCGGCAAAAGACGTGACAGAGTACCGCCGTGGCTTCGCCCGAGTGCTCGATCTCCCCTACAACCGCCAGGAACTCACCATCAACCTCGCGGCTGCTGGTGCTCTCTACAAAAAGCTGATCACGACCGCCGAGGGCTACGCAGGAGACGCGCCGGTCATGCACCAGGCGGTTGCCGTGAAGGCAGCCATCGACGCTCTCGACGCCGGATTCCAGGAGCCGGGCGACCCAAACTCGTAGGCGGGGAGGAGTGGCCCGAGCAGCCCTCCCTGCGATACCTGGTTCACTGGGCCCTGCGCCGCGACGATCTCTGTGACCCGAGGTTGTGTCCGGATGCGCCCGACGACGGTGACCGGTGCGACCACTGCCCGCTCGACAGGCTCGACAGCGCGCAATCGTCGGAGCCGGGTCTCCTTATCCGCCGGGCTTTGGACCTCCGGGCCGCACTGAAGCTGGGCATACACCTAGGCCTCGATGACATTCGCGCGGACGAGTTCTACGCGATGTTGATCCTCGAAGACGAACGCGAAAAGCTGGACCGCGAGCAGTTGAATCCCCATGGCCGATAACAAACTCGAACTGGTCGTAACGGTCGAGGTGGACAAAGCAAATCAGTCCATCAAGAGCGTCAACGCCAGTCTGTCGAGCATGGAAGCGTCCGCCACCAAGAGCGCGAAGGGCGCCACCCAAGGCATCGACGGAATGACGGCCGCCATGGTGAAAGGCGCAACGGCGGGAAGCTTGTTTGCCGACGCCATCAAAGGCGCTCTTGCCTGGGCGAAGGATTTTACGGTCGGTTCCGTAATGATGGCGGCGGAGAATGCCAAGGCCGAGGCTTCTCTCCGGGCACTGGCAACCGCGCATGGCGTGGGTGCAGCCGCGGCGTCGAAGCAGGTGGCGGCCATCGAAGACATTGGGTTCGAGTTCACCGAGGCCGCGCATGCCGTTCAGCGTCTGATAGTCGCCGACATGGACCTCGCGAAGTCCGAAGGACTCGCCAAACTCGCCAAGGACGCGGCGGCGGTGCAAAACGTATCTGCTGGCGAGGCGATGGAGGGCATTGTCCTCGCCATCGAGTCGGGCGCGTCGCGCGGCCTGCGCACGTTGGGCCTATTCGTCGACTTCCAGAAGAAAACCCAGATCGCGGAGCTTCAACTGGGCCGCGCATTGACGGAGACCGAGGAGAAGCAGATCCGCTACAACGCGGTGATGCGCGAGGGCGTGAAGATTCAGGGTGCGCACGCGGCCGCGTCGCAGACGGTCGAAGGCCAACTCGGCGCGCTTCGGCGCGAGTTCAACAACGTTCGAGAAGACATCGGGGCCAAATTCCAAGCGGACCTCAAGGGGATGATCGTCAATCTTCGCGGCCTGGTCGGGTGGCTCAAGGACAACACCAATGGCCTCACAAAGTTTGGCGAGATAGCACTGTGGGTCTCGGGCATCCTTGCCTCTTACGCTCTGGCCGAAAAGATCATGGCGCTCGCGAAATCCATCGCGGCGCTGAGGCTTGCCAGCCTGAACCCCTACGCGCTACTCGCCACTGGCGTCGTCGCGGCGGGCGCGATCATCTATAACAACTTCAAGAACACGCAGGAGCAACTCCAGGCTCGCTTCGACGAGATGCAGCAGCAGGCTCTCCGCAAGCAGCTTGCCAGTGGCAAGACAAGCGTTGAGGAATTGCGCAAGCAGGGAATGACGGACGACCAAATCCGGGAACTCATCATGGGTAAGCAGATCTTTCCCGGCGAGCAACCGTTTGATTTCGGTGGTCCGAAGATCACCATTTCGCAGGCAGGCAAGGCCGACAAAGAACCGGACCTCGAGGCACTAAAGCGCTTCGCCGAGATCCGCAAGCGGCAGGCCGAGGTGGAACGGGAATCTCGACAGGCAGCTATCGAAGCCGGTGTCAGGGGACAATCGGGCTTCGCTCGCGAGATCGCCGAGATGAACGCACAGATCCAGAAGTGGACGACGTTCACCGACGACCGGGGAGTCGAGCAGCGAATCGCGCTGACAGGCAAGGCGTGGCAGAGCGTGCTCGATCAGTTGTCGAACCGGTGGGCAACGTTCAAAGAGAAGCTGCTCAAGGACAATCGCGAACATATTGCGGAGTACTTGAAGGACGAAGAAGAAGCGGCCCGGAAGCGGCTGGAGTTCGAGACTGAGCTATTCCAGCGGAGGCTTCAGTACAACGAGGAGATCGCGCGGCGGAACCTCGAACACCTCGAACGGTTGCTGGGTGTTGAAGAACAGCGCGCTGGAATCGACCGCGACACCCGACTCCGCGCTGTCGAGGCGGCAGATGCCCAGACCCTCGAACAGAAGGTCGCCGTCGAACAGCGGAAGGCCGCAATCGAGGTGGATTACCTGGAGCGCGTCCACGAGATCAAGATGCGCCTGTTCGATCTCGAAACGTCGCGCATGGTCTTGGAGGAGGAGGCGAACCTGAAGCGGCTCGGGTATCGCGCCGACGAAATCAAGGCGCGGATCGGGGAACTGGGTCAGCAGCGCGAGGATATCCGCCAAGCCAACCAGGAGGGCACCGACGCCGCCATCGACGCCGCACGCCAGAACGCCGCGACTCGGACGGCGGGGATGATCCGCGACCACAACCGGCAGGTATTCGACTCCTTCAAGCGGCAGGCCGAAGGCGTCTTCGATGCGCTCCTCACGAAGTCGCAGTCCATTTGGTCGGCCATCGGAAATTCGTTCAAGACCGCACTGCTGACCGCGATCAAGGACGTGGTCTCCTCGCGCGTAGCGGCGATGCTGATGCAACTGTTCACCGGCCAGAAGGTGTCTTTCGCGTCCGGAGGATCGGGCGGCGGCATCCTCGGTGGGCTGGGCGGAATGCTTGGCGTCGGCGCGGTCCCCGTGTTCGGCGCGGGAGGTGGTGGGTTCGGTGGCGGCGTCCCGATTCCCGGCGGTGCCGCTGGTGGATGGGGCACTCCTCCGTTCATTCCCAACAGCGGCGGAAGTGGCGGTGTCGGTGGCGTGGCGACCGCAGCGGGGACCGGCGGGTTGTTCTCGAAGGCAGGTTTGGCTGGCTCGCTGGCGAACCTGAAATCCTTCCTCGGGATTGGCGGCAGCGTGCAGTTGGCTCCCGGCGTCGCGACGACGTGGCAGGCGGCGACGATGGGCCAGAAGCTCTCTGCGATCGGCAAGTCGAACGCGGCGCTGATGGGAGGCGCCCTCTTGGCGTTCGATGGATTGCGGCGCGGCGGGTGGCTCGGTGTCGGCGAGACGACGGCTGGTGGCGCGCTGATCGGGTTCAAGTATGGCGGTCCGCTGGGCGCAGCCATCGGCGCTGGAATCGGATTCGCGGCCGGAATCGTGCGCCTGTTCGTGAAGGGCGCGCAGGAGAAAGCCCGCGAGAAGATCAAGGCGACCTACGGCGTCGATATCTCCGACAAGGGACTCCTGAAGCAGATCGTCGATATTGCCAAGCAGGGCTTCGGCGGCAACCTCGACGTAGCGATCCGGGCCCAGCAGATCCGTGACCTCGTGGAGTTGTACGCCATGAGCACCGGACAGAAGCCGACGGGCATGCCAGGCACCGCGCGCCCGCTCGATCTGGTGCAGTCCGGAGGCTCGCTGTTCCAGTCTGCCGGGTTCGCAAATGGGACCGCTCTCCCTGGCTTGGGAGGCTTACCGACGCTCGACCGGATTGGCGGCGGCGTGCCGTCCGGTGCCGGGAACGTCGTGATCCAGTTGGACGGCCCGGCGACCACCGCTCTGCTGCGCGGCGAAGCGGTGCAAGCCATCGCGGACAACCCGCGCGCGGTGCAAGGCGCGACGATGAGCGCTGCACGGTCCAATTCCGGGCGGCGGCAGATGGCCACGCTTCAGATGAGTCCTGGACTGCTGACCTCGTAGTTCCATGCCTGGCTCTATTCAGAACGCCGCGCCGGCGACGGTGCTGCCGCAAACCCTGTCCCGCGCGTTCGCGCGTTCGCAGGAGTATCCGGTCATCGAAAACGAGTACCGGAACGGAGAGTCGCAGCGCTCGGTCCCGGTGAACAACAGCAGGAAGCGGTGGCGGCTGGCGAAGCGGCTGCAGCCCACGCCGCTACAGGCGCTCCGCGATTTCTACGAGGCGCGGGGCGGGCCGACTGAACCGTTCTATTTCTACGATCCATACGAGACCAACCCGAAGTTCTCATGGGACCCGACCGGCGCGGCGACGACCGGCAGGTACACCGTCCGGTTCGACGGTGAGTGGAACCAAACTGCTGGCCCCGGACGCTCGGACGTCTCCATCGAACTGATTGAGTTGGCCTGAACCCGCAGGAGAAGTCGATGTCGTTTTCCGCATACCTGGACCAGAAGATCCTCGAAAAAGCATTCCTCGGACAGGACTTCCAGGTCACCGAATACTGGTGCAGCCTGCACACTGCCGATCCCGGCAAGACCGGCCAGAGCGAAACCTCCGGCAGCCCATACGCGCGGAAGGCGGTCACCCAGTTCACCGCGATTGACGACAGCGGGAACGCCAAGCGAACCCGAAACGTGACCGCTCTGTTCTTCCCGGTTCCCGCCGGGACGTACACATACCTCGGCATGTGGGACGCGCAAAGCGCGGGGAACTTTCTGGGCGGCGGCTCTCTCTCCTCACCGGCCACGGTCAACGACGGCGACTTCGTCATCGTTCGCGAGAACGACCTTTCGATCCTTCAGGACTAAGAGGCACACGTGTCCACGATCCGCACCCATTTCGGCCCGGTCACCAATTTCAGCGTTACCCTCAACGGCCTCGCCACCGGCGCGGCTCGCAGTTCTGCCAAGGTCGAAAACCAGAACAGCCGCTACATCGACGCCATCTGCCAGTTCAAAATCAAACCCGCGTCGGGAAGCCTTGGTGACCGGTATGCCGTCTACTTCTTTGCTTGGGGCGCGACCGACGACACGTCGCCGATCTTCCCGGCTGGCGTTACCGGCGTGGATGAAGCAGTGTCGGTCACGCTTGAAACCCTGTCGATCCGCCAGATCGGCTCGATCTACGTCCCCGGCGCGGGCATCCTGATCAGTCCTCCGTTCTCCGTCGCCCCGGCCTTCGGAAACGTACTTCCGCCCGTATGGGGCGTTCTCGCTATCAACCGCTGCGGCTTAGCGCTCGATGCCACCGACAACCTGGGCTTCTGGCGCGGTGTGGAGTTCGAGGTTGCCTGATGCGCCATCTGCTGCTCAATGCCGAGTCGCAAACCTGCTTCCCAAGCGGCCAGCAGGAGGCGATTCCCGATTTTGCTTCGCCGTTGGCGGGCGGCTTGCATTCGCTCTGGCTGCCAAGCGGGCTTGAGCCTCGCATGTCAGCGAATGCGTTTCACATGAACGGCAAGCGTGAGACTACCACCGGGGAGTTTTCGCCCGGGTACTATCGGCGGCGTCTCCAGTCGGGAGCCGCGCCCTCCGGATTGACGGTTGCTCCTGGCGCTGGCGGCAACGTCGCAACTCCGTTCGGGCGCGCTTTCGCCTACAGCAACGAGCAGGCTGGATTGTCAGTTGGCGGTCTCGGCAACTGCCCAATTTACAGCGGCGATGGGACGAACAAGGTTGTCTCGGTGTGCGTGTGGTTCCGGATCAACCGCGTGAACGGCTCGGGATACCCGACCATCGTCGGCAACAGTTTTACGAGCACATGGTGGTTGGGCGTGCGAACCTCCACCGGCGCGTACAAGGCCATCTTTCGCAACGGATCGGCACCGTATGGGCCATTTGAGTGGGGTTCCTACAATGCCGATCTTCGGAAGGTCAACTGCGTGACCTTCATCCTTCCCTGCGACGCAGACAAGACCGCCAGTGTCTACCACAACGGCGTTCTGGCCGTGCAGAACACGCTTGCCAACGCCAGTGGGGTTGCCGGAAACGTCGATGTCTTTGCACTTTCGTCGGCCACGCCGGGAATGTTCGCCGAGATCTTCGGCTTCGCCTCGTGGACAAGATCGCTGTATCCGGAGGAAGTCCGCGAAGTGTCGTTGGGGCCGTGGGTACTACTCGCCAAGCGGCAGCGGTTTTGGTATGCGCCACTCATGGCGTATCGCGAGGCGCAGATCGCCGGTGGCTCGTCTTCGGCAGTAGCAGGGTTCCGCGGCGCGCCAAGAAGCGCAGTGATCGAAGGAACCGCGAGCTTCGCCGCATACCGCAGGCCGCCTGGAGCACCGGAGCGCACGCTGTCAATCAGGCATGAGAGTCGTTGCGTGTCGCCGGCACCAGAATCACGCACGTTCACCGTTCGTCACGAGAACCGGGACATCGAGGCATGACTTTCGCGAAAGACCCGAACGCGGTCCTCGACTACACAATCGACTGGACTCGCTGGCTCGCGAGCGATCAGATCGCAACGAGCGAGTGGCTGGTCCCGGTAGGGCTTACGAAGATGGCGGACTCGAAGACGGCATCATCGGCTACGGTTTGGCTCTCGGGCGGCACGGCGGGCCAGTCGTACACCGTCACCAATCGCATCGCGACTTCGGCTGGACGGACAGAAGACCGCTCGTTCATCGCGAAAGTCGAGGAGCGCTGAGCAGATGCCCGACACTATCGGCAACATCACCGTCCCGGAGATTGCACCGAGTGGCGTGTTCCCCATCGTGCCGGATTATCAGCACGGCCGCGCCTGGCGTCCAGACGTGGCGATCCATCAGTTCGGCAGCGGGAACGCGAAGATCGAACAACGCTTCCTGCTGGGCACTGGCGCGAAGCGGTTCACGGTACGGCGCGCCTCGTTGCGCGATTCAGACCGGATCGCCCTCCGGAACTTCTTCGAGTCGAAGTACGGAGCCTACGGCGCGTTCACTTACAACGCACCCAACGTTGATGGCATCGGGACGACTGCCTACACATGCCGCTTCGCCAACGAGCCTCTCTCGTGGGAGATGGTCGCGGACCATATCTGCTCGGTCGGCTTGACGCTGATCGAGATCCCAGCGGCGCCTCCCACCTATACCCTCAATTCCACGTTGACCCGCTTCCCGACGCAGGCGTTGAAGGACGCGCTGCTGTCCCAGGTCCAGCGGATCGTCCCGCTCGTCAAGATCCAGCCTCTCCAGAGCGGGTACCCTGCGATTTACCTGTCCGACCGCCGTTGCACCATCGGCGGGCAGTTGTACCAGGCGCGGCTGTTGGAGTTCGACGGCATCCAGCAGGGCATGGGCGGCGAGTCCGACGATGCGTCCTTCACGTTCGGGAACGCGGATCGCGTGATGCGCGACCTCGCAAACGACGTGGACCTCTACCGCGCGTCAATCGAGTTCTCCCTATTCCATGTCGGGCAAGGCATCAAGCTCGACCTTTGGAAGGGCGACATCGTCAACTGGTCGCTCGACGCCAGTCCAGAGTTCAAGGTCAACGCCGCCGATGGCCTGTATGAACTGAACCTGCCGTACCCGACTCGCAAGATTTCGCGGACGTGCTGGAAGCACTTCAACTCCGGTCCCTGCCCGTATTCGACCGCTGGCGCTCTCGACCTGATTCACTTCCCGGACGCCAACGCTTCGAAGTGCGACAAGGGATACGAGACGCCGAACGGATGCCTGGCGCACGGCATGAAGCGGTATTACGGCGCGATCCTCGCGGAACCGCAGGGTGTCCGCATCAAGGACAACTCGACCGGAACATGGGGCTTCGGGCGGTCGCCACTCACCAGCGTCTCGCTAGTCGCGGACTCGATCTACGACCAGGTGATGCCGGAAGTCTACACCGACAGCGACATGCCGGTGAACGGCAAGATGGCGGCAGGCCGGGACGAGAGCGACTTCTACGAAGGGCTGGGTGTCGTCTGCGAGGGCCCGGTGACGTTCGGCAACGGCCACAAACTCGACGGCCAGTTTCACCACGGCTACCCAGGCACCTTCGGGCTTCGCACGGTCTCCGGCGACGATCCCGCTGGGGCGCTGGACTGGTTCTCTCTCGACCAGTCCGGAAACCAGACCGGCGGCGACTGGCGAAAAGTCTTCTCCGGCAACTCCACCTACAAGGACAACTTCGCGGCTGGAACCGCCTTCCTCGTGCTGCGGCGCGGCGATGCCAAGGGACTTCAGTTGTCGAAGCCCGGCGAGCACCAGATGGAAGCCATCGTCCAGAGCGGGATGAAGGGCTGGGTCTGGACTTCACCTGGCGTGCGCGTGTACGGCCCGCCCCTCACCAACCCTGTCTGGATTGCGATCAACATGCTGTTCCGCGCGCGTGGCCTGCGTCTCGGCTCCGGCGCGACCACCCAGCAGTTGGACCTCGCGGAGACGTTCTTCGACGTGCAGGCCGCCATTGATGCGGCCACGATCTGTGACGAGCAAGTGACAAAGCTCGTCGGAACCGGCACGGAGACTCAGTTCAAGTTCCGAGGATCAGTGCAGGAGGAGAAGCCACTCCGCGACTGGATTCAGGAAGTGCTGATCAACTGCCTGGGCTACTATACGTTCTCCTTCGGGAAGCTCAAGGTTGGCGTAAGGGTGAACTCCTCGGCAGTCGAGGCTTTCACCGACGGGAACATCCTCTTCCGCAGCCTGAAACTCGCGCCGCTCAAGCCGTCGTTCAATCACATCACCGCGCACTTCGCGGATGAGGATTTCGAGTTCGTCGCGAACAGCGTGGCCGTCTACGACGTGGACCATGCGCTCCTGCTGGCCGGTGGCGCGGGACCGCAGTTCCTCAAGTCGAGCGTCAACCTCGCCGGGACATTCTCGAAGTCGCAGGCGGGCAGGATCATCGCGATTCGCCTCCGCGAGGAGTTGGGCGGCATCACAGCAGCGGAATGGAAGGCTGCGAGGGGCGTTCAGTTCCGGACCACTGTCCTCGCGCTCAACACCGAGCCGGGGGTTGTCTGCTCGATGACGCACCCGGACATGCCGGGTGGTGCGGGAGAGTTCCGCGTCACGGGCTGGCGGTTGAACAACGACTACAGCATCGACATTCAGGGCCGCACAACCACGGACTCGATGTACGACTTGGTCACCGGCCCGAAGCCCGCCGATGTGACTCCCGACGACGTGCCGGAGGAGGTTCTGATCGATACCGGAGTACCGGGGATCGTGACCGGAACACCCAAACTCTCCGACTACGGCACGTTCGCCGTCGACAACATGGAGGTCCTTCCGGATGCCTCCGGCAACAGTAACATCGTGGGCGCGCAGCAGGTCGCCATGGCGCTCTACTACGTGGATGAACTCGCCGCGGATCTATGGGCCTCACTCGACGCCGCGCTCGACAAGACCACCGATCCAGCGACGGTGGCCTGTACGGTGAACCCCGACACCACGCGAGAGTTCAAAGTGGGCGACTTCGTAGTGTTCAACGACGAGGCGAAGGACACGGATAACAGCGGGCGGCGCTCGTTCGAGTGTGTTCAGATCGTGGGTCCGGGTAACGAAGGAGATGTCGTCCCGTCCGGAAACTTCCAGTTCCAGCGGGAGTACCCTGGCGTACCAACCGGCCAAGCCACATTCGGCACGATGCGCTGTGCGCACTTGAAGGGTGTCCGTTTCTACAAACTCGATCAGAAGACATTCACGTTCTCGGTGAAGAAGGGTTTCTTCCGGACGCCCGGCCTCCCGGCACGCGTTGAAGCGAAGCTTCCCTCGGCGTGTGTGGTGTCGGCGCTCGTGGGTGTCGCAAACCACTTCGGCTTCGGGCCATTCACGGTCTTTCCTCTCTCGCACCACAGCGAACCGTTCACGCCTGGCGACCGGACCTGCAATGGGGGCGCCTACACGTTCCAAATTCCGGGTGCGCTCGCAGCGCAAGACACCGTCGCGATCCCTATGAAGGTGCAGGACGCCGCGTCCATCCGGTGCATCTATGCCTATGTCCAGCAGGGCACCACCGACGGCCAGTCGGCCTATCTGGTCAAGATCAGCCGCGACGACGGAGCTACGTGGGAGCCGCTCGAATACATGGGCATCGCTCAGTCGCTGCCGACCGCCTACAAGAACACGTTCGACTTCATGGTGAACAACCAGGGTTACGGCCTACCGGCCACGCGCCGCCTACCGTATGCCGACTACGGAATCATGTTGGCGCAGGACATCACCGGATCCGGAACGCAACAGACCGTCTCGACGGCATCGTACGGCGCGAACCGACTTGGCCTGGAGGTCGGGAGGTTCATCCACATCGACCTCGGCGGGGCGAATGAAGAATACGTGCATCTGCTGGCCGTCGATCCGGACAACCAGACGTTCGATGCGATTGTAACGGGCGACCACTTGGCCGGAGAGAACGTCCGTCCCGCGATCTGGCCGACGCCAATTCTGAACGAAGGCGACGACTTGGCTTTCGATATCCTCTCGGTCGCGTCGCCCGATCCGGGGTCCGATCTGACGGTGGTGATCCAGACCTAATTTATTCCCGCAGGTAACGTGTCGCGCGAGAATCGGGGCAGGTCCCGGAACACATTGGCCCGAACGCGGGCGACGGTGTGATGTGGCCACATGCGCTGAGACATAATGTGGTGAAGGATTTAACCCACATGCCCGAATCACTGCCTGAAACTGGGACCCAGCGACCTGAGTTTGCGCACCTCACCTCTACGGCCCAGGCCCTGGTCTACGGCACACTGCGCGGAAGGACGGGATTCGGAGCCTTTCGTCATTTTGAGAATGTCTTCAGAGAAAGCCTGCAAGTTGTTCTTGAATCCAGCTTCTTGGTGCACCCGAAAGAAAACGGGTGGCCGTCGTTCATGGCGCATGACCCAGAAATTTGGCATTTCTTCGGTCGCAAGATGCGAAGTAACCCGAGAGTGTTTATCGAGGGGTTGTTGGCTGCTCCGACATCTTTCAATCCGAAGCCGGTATGGGCGCTGTTCTGGGCGTTGGCGAAGGCTGAGCATCATTTCCTCCACAAGTACGTACCATACTGGAGCCACGAGGAACGCCTCACAGGTCATCTGGTTTCGCAATTAATCGAACGCCTAGAAGAATTTGGAGACGCCTGGGCAACCCTAAACGAATCAACGGAACCGAAGTCCACGTGTCGGATTTGGTATGCCGACACCGCTGCCGGGAGGCGGGAAGCGACAACGGGTGCTGATCTCGGCCTAATAGTCCAGGCGAAATTTCGTGACCAGGATGAGTTCTTCAAGGTCGTTCGATTCCAGTCCAAGAAGGTTGGCCGCAGCGGAAACGCTCGAATTGATCTCGACCAAGTCGCTGCGCTTGTCCAGCGAGACCACTTAGGATACTACCTCTTCTATCATCCGAATCTGAAGAACTCGTGGAGCCTTGCGCCTACGGTGCGCGCCGCAAAGGATTTTGAACGCCATCTGACTGAGGCTCAGCAGCAGCAGCAACAGAAGCTTCGGCGTCCGCTGGGTGAAACGTCGGTGGGAGTGCAACAAAACGGCCTGGACCTCGCGATGTTCATCACATTCGCCGTCACTGACCCGGCCTCGGAGCATGGTGTACTTGCGTCCGATGCGCGCGAGGCTGTCTCTGTCCTTATGTCGGGCGATGCCCCAAATCCGAGCCGAGTGCTTGTAGTCACTTTGGGTGAGGGCGCAACCCCAGTTGAATGGAACGAGACCATGCATGAGTGGATCGGTTTTCAGTTCAACGAGGAGTAGCCGTTAGCTCGCGCCTCCTCACCAAGTTCCAACATTCCATCGGAAACCGGTCGGTGCCATCTTGTCTGAGGAACTCCTCATCTTCGACCCGCGCCGGAACTTTCACGTGCAGGGTTTCTCTGGTCGCGCCGCGACAACAACGATTCACGATGCCACAGCCACAGGTGTCGCCATCTCTGGCATCTTCCAAGCCGCCGAAGATTTCGCGGTGCTCGGCTTCTGGAACGCCTACGACTACTTCAACCATCTGCGCGTAAAGCACTTGCCGCGCACCGATCTGTCCGACCTGAAGCTGGAGTTCGACATCGAGTACGACCACGCTCTCGACGGCGCGATGCGACTCGACGCCGCGAAGTTCCCGTCCGTTTCCTGGGACGCCATGACATTCGTGTGTGGCGTGGGTGGACCGAACGACCTTTACGAAGTTCGCCTTCTCGATCACGCAACCGTCCTCTCTGGCGGCGAGACACCGGCATCTTGCCAGTTCGACGCCGGCGGAATCGCGCCGTATTACGGGATCGACTACCTCCACCTCTACTTCCGCGACACTCGTTACACGGTGGCGCACACCGACTGTATCGTCGAGACGACTCTCTCTGCGGATGCCACCGCAAGCACGACCGCGCAGGACATCCCGGTCGCGAGCACGACGGGAATCGGAGTCGGCGACTACGTCTACATCGAGCGCACCGGCACGAACGAGGAACTGATGCGAGTCGAGGCAGTCGGCGCGGGCACAATCCGTTGCGTGGTCACCATGAACCACCCCGCCGGGAGTTTCGTTACGCTCCAGTTGGGCGCGAAGCATTTGTCTCAGAAGCTTGCCCAAATAATCAACACGACTGGCGATCCAGTCGCGGGCCGATTCGGTCCCGACCAAGCGGGTGTCATCTCCGCGACCGCGACGGCGTTCTCCACGTCAGTGGTCAGCCTCCAGCTTCAGTTCGCGACGCCCGCGCTTCCGGCCGCGCGCTACGGCAAGCTCGGCAACATCGACCGGGTGACCGTCACGTCAGGCCACGTTGACGCCAACCCTCCGGACCCGCCTGGGTCACAGCAGATCGACTGGTCTGACGGCAGCGGTACGTCGCGGCGATTCGCCGGAGGCGACAACGACACCAAGTACCACATCACCCTCGATTTCACGCAGCCCCTTCTCGACAAGCTCGGCCGCACGGTGCCGATGAACGACTGCCGCAAGATGTATATGGTCTTCGCTCCGCGCTTCGAGATCACGGAGCAGGAGTTGGAGGATGGCTGCTTCCTCACGGCGAGCGCGGGCGTGACCGACACCGTCTGGCAGGTGGACGACTCATCGAAACTCTCCGGTGGCCGGTACTTCATCGGCACACCCACCGTTGAGGAACGTATGCGCCTTGTCGCCCTCGATTCGCCTACACAGATCACAGTAGAGCGTGGCTACCAGTCCTCGACGCCTGGCACGTGGGCGGCTGGAACCCGCGTGAAGAAGCTCTCGCCCATGAGCGGCTTCGCCTCCGATGCGGAGTGGGCCGCTACAATCTCGAACATCACGGTCATCGGCGACCGCGCCCTTAAAGTTGGTGGTGCCGCACCGCGTATCGAGGAGTCCGATGGCCGGTGCAAGTACAACGGCTTCTGGGAGAACTACAAATACACTGGCGGCTTCCCGACGCAATGGTGGAGCGCGGGCCACGCGAAACGTACCGCACCCGCCAGCGCGCTCGACGTTCGCAAGGTGCGGATCACCTACTCAAAGTCTGAAACGCACGATCTGTACCTCGGGACGTTCCTGTACACCGACTGTGGAAAGATCAACGTCTCGGTGGACGGCGTCGTCACCACGCACGATCTCTACCTCGCGGAGTTCGGCGGCATGACGGCGAACCTCAAGGTCCGCGGCAACATTGCTGCCGGAAACCATACCGTCGAGATCACCGCTCTGTACGACAAGAACGCCGCGTCCACCGGGTACTACTTCTACTTCGACTACCTGTGGCCTATGGTGCCGCAGGACGTTCCGGACGCGCCGGAGGTCCTTTCGGACGTGTCGCTCGCCATCGACTTCGACACCGACCACGGCTACAAGAAGCCCCCCGCCTGGCACCTCTGGCACCTCCAGAAGCTCGGGCTCCAGGGCCACGCCGACGTGTACATGGGCGTCTTCTGGAACAACAAGCGGCGGCGCGTGGGAGCAACGTACCCGTACGCAACCATCGAGTTCTCGGGCAGCCCCGTTCCGGGCGACGTTGCCTCCATCACGATCTCCGGGACCACCATCAACCACGCCATCGGCTATGGCGAAACGCTTCAGAGCATCGTGAGCCAGATGCGCGCCGCGCTCAACGGCACGTTCGTGGGCGTTTGGGCCGACGACAATTTCGGAACCAGCGCGACGCTGCGCATTCAGTCGAAGGCCCCTTCGTGGACGTTCCCATCGATCTCCGTCGGCGAGCCGAACTCCGTAACCCTCACGCTTACGGGCAACCTCGGAACGGCGGGCGACGAGGGCGACTGGGAGTTGATCGACTCCGTCTCGCCCGTCATGACCGAAGGCGCGCGGAAGTGGATTCGCGATCTCGCCAGCCAGTTCCAATCGGCGGGGATCATGGCGTCGTTCGCGTTCTCGATGGAGGTCTATAGTCCGCCGGCGGCGATGCGGGCGAAGTACCTGCTTTACAACGGCGGCGTGGTTCAGCCAGGCGCGGACGTATTCCTGGAGATCCCTTCGCACCAGATGCACTTCGGGCAGCGTGTCCGGAACTACCTGCGCCAAATGTACAAGGAATGCGCCGACGAGATCGCGGCGGCGGGCGCGCCGGTCGTGCTTCAGTTCGGTGAGACGCAGTGGTGGTACTTCCCCAACACCTCGCAGGACCCGAATGGCGGGATGGGTTTCTACGATCAGGAAACCATAGATACCTTCCAAGCCGCGAATGGTCACCAGATCTGGCCGTTCACGGCGAACACGAATGACCCTGCGGGCGATCCGGCGCACAGCTTCGAGACCGCCGACTTCTTGCGCGACCGCATTTGGCAGTACTGCGCCGACGTGATGGCGTACGTCCGCTCCTACCATCCGACCGCTGTGTTCGAATGCCTCTGGCCGCTCGACGCGAACCAAGGGAAGCCCGCGCCGGACGCCGCATTCCGGAGACTCCTGATGCATGTCAACCTGCCGAACGAGTGGAAGACCTCCTCGTACGGGATCAAGTACTTCCGGTGCGAGGGATTCGATTACGACGTGTGGCAGAAGAACGCCGTCCGGATGCGCCAGACCATCACCTACGCGAACCAGGTGCTTGGCCGACCCGCCGCGGAGTGCATTTACCTGGCGGGCATCTACGGTCCTCCGGACCCGCCCATCGCCCAGGCGTACGGGATGTGGCGCGCGGCAAAGCTCTACTCGATGTGCTTCTGGGCGTTCGATCAGTTCTGCCTGAACAGCAGGCCGATCCCGATCGAAGCATGGATTCAAGCAAGGGCCACAGCGGTCGCGTATCACAAACCTCGCGCGGCCCGCGCGCTGGAGGCCACCGTCGCGGTGCCGGTAGTCTCAACCGCATCGGGCGCAATGAACCGCTTCAAGTTGAACGAGGGCAAGCTCAATGGCTAACTACCCCAGCGCGATTGACGACGCTTCAAGCCTGTACTCTCCGGCAGATGCGTTCTCGACCAAGCCGCTCGACACCACGGCTACGCAGCAGATCCTCGCCGGCGACTCGACCGTGAGCGTCGCGTCCACCGATGGCTTCGCCGCCACGTACGGCATTCTCTCGATCAACGACGAGTTGATCATTTACACCGCGAGGAACGCAACGCAGTTTACTGGATGCCAGCGGGGAGCGTTCGGCACGTCGGCGGCGCAGCACTCCTCCGGCGTCGCGGTGAAGGCGAACATGGTCTCCGGCTTCTTGACCGCGCTTCAGTCAGCGGTTCTCGCCATCGAGAACGAGGTCGGTGTGGCGTCCGCGCGCAACTACGTCCGCAAGGACGGCGCAGTCACGATCACTGGTCTGAAGACCTTCGTGGACGGCGCGGAGTTCGGCGCGGGAGCCAAGGCTGCGACCGGCCTCGTGCGGCTGCCCAATGACGGAGCGTTGCGGTGGCGCAAGGCGGACAATTCCGGCGATCTCGGGATGAGCCTGAACGCCGCGAACCATGTGGCCATGGAAGCGATCATCGACTTTGCTGTTGGCCAGACGTTCGGCGCGTTCTCGTACCCGGATGCCACGACCGCGAGCAAAGGCATCGCCCAGATCGACGCCGTCGGCGGGCTGGCGGTCGCGGCCGGAGTCCTCTCGCTGGCGAACACGGCGGTCACGCCTGGCACGTACCCAAAGGTCACTGTGGACGCCAAGGGTCGCGTCACAGCCGGTGCGTCGCTTGGCTCGTCCGACCTGCCCACGCACACTCATGTCGCTGGTGACATCGTGAGCGGCGCGTTCGGCGTGAATCGCGGTGGAACGGGGCTGACTACCGTCGCTGCCAACAAACTCCTCTACTCACCGTCCCCGGACACGCTCGCCGAGTTGAGTGTCGGCTCTGGGTTATCGCTGGCCGCAGGGGTGATCTCCCTTGGAACGCACACCCACACCGCGACCGATATCGTATCCGGCTCTTTGGCCCTCGCGCGGGGTGGCTCGGGAGCGGATCTCTCCGCAACAGGTCCCGGCTTCCTGCGCCAGGCTTCGGCGGGCGCGGCAGTTTCCGTCGCGGCACTCTCTTCGGGAGATGTGACCGGCGCGCTCGGCTACACGCCCGTGAACAAGGCCGGCGACACTTTCACCGGCACGCTGCACCTCGGTGGAGATCAAGCCTTCGTCGAATGCGGCCCGTACCAGACCGTCGGCGGCGCATTCGAAAACATGGCGAAGTACTCGGAGGACTTCAGCGTCGGAACGTGGGACAAGAACGGCGGTTCCTGCTCGGTGACCCCCAACAACACCGCCGCTCCCGACGGCAACGCGACCGCCGACACCGTAACCGCGAGTACAGCGACTCCGATCATTCAGCAGCAGATCGTGGGCCTCGTGGACGGCGGCACGTACACGTTCTACGTCTGGGCGAAGGTTGCGTCCGGAACTCGGAAGGTGTCTCTCGCTATCGTCAACAACGCCTACGGCGCATACCTGGCGGGGCCGACGCAGGTCACTCTCACTACTGCGTGGCAGCGGTTTCGGATCACCGGCACGCTGGCCAGCGGGCAGACCGGCCTTTGGATCGTCGTGCGCCAGTATGATTCGAACGGCGACGATTGGACCACCGGTTCAATCTACCTGTGGGGCGCGTGCTTGCAGCAAGGCAACGACCCGAAGATCGGGTACGCCCGGACGTGGGCGTCGCAGATCGCGATCATGGCGGCCGGAATAGCCTGCGGCGCGGTCGTGATCTCCGCGAAGGACAACACGGAGTCGCCGCTGCGCGTGTTTGGCCCTGGTTCGAACCTCGCAGATCACACCCTCCTTGAAGTCACCGCAGGAGGCGAACTTATCATCGCTGGCGGTACTGGCAACGGCTATCGCCTGGCTGACCTTGGGAGTGCCAGCAGTCCGTCCGGATGGGCCGGCGTGATCAAGGTCAAGACTCCAGCCGGAGCCACGGCTGGCTACGTACTCCTCTACTCCAACCCATAAAGGAAAAACAAATGAAGCTGACGCTGGATCATACTCAGCGTCTGAACCTGCACGCGCTCCTCGGCGCGCAGCGGGCAGACGTGGGATCTATTCGTGCGATCTGGGCAGTGCAAGACAAGCTCGCGCTCGATGCGGATGAAGAAAAGGCCATCGAACTCAAACGTGAACTCGTGAACGGGCAGGAGAGAACGGTGTGGAACCCGGCGCTCGCGGTCCCTGTAAAGGAATTCCAGTTCACGGACGCCGAGGTCGCCCGGATCAAGAACGGAATCGAAACGTGGGGAGCATACGGAGCGGCGGCAGACCGCAGATGGCTTGAACCCTTGATCGCTGCGCTGCTTGCTCCCATTGTGAAGCTCTGAGGATCGGCCAGTGGATCACCTAGAACTCGCTTCCGACTTGGAGATTCTTCAAGCAGATTGATCACGCGGTAGGCATGCGACGCGTTATATTTGTTGATTAGACGTTCAATTTGGAGGTGAAACGTGTCTGGATCGGGTGGCGGAACTTGGATTGACCAGCCTGGTGACAGTTGCGAAACGCTGTCGCAGCAGACCACGTTGAACTCGCCGAACAGAGCGATTCTAAGTCAGCTCAGCAAAGGCACCGTGCTCGACGTTAGCGTCAACAAGACCGGCAAAGCGGTCACAGTCGAAGCACTTTTCAACGGGCAAGTGGCCGGAACAATTACATCCTCGATCATCCAACGCCTGGCTGAATGCATGGAGAAGGGCCACCAATACGTCGCCGAGGTTATTGACGTTCAGGGGGGCGCATGCAGGGTTCAGATTCGCGTGAAGTGA